TCCCTCTAAAACCACCCATGCTACAAAGAAGCCAAGAAATGTAAAGTTTTCGTTTAGGGCTGCCATGCCCCATTCTTTGAACTTTTTCATTTTAGTTTCTCCTTCTTCTAGGTGCAGTAGCAACAATTAATTGACCAGCAATTATCGTTACAACCACAATATCTTCTGCTTTTTTACGTTCTGGAATAGACATATCGGCACCTATATTAAGTAGTGCTTTGCCTAATTCACATTTTTGCTCTTCTGTCAAACCTTCAATTGCCTCATCTGGATTAAAACAAGTAGCAACTGCTCCTAATAATGCTGCTGGACTTTCTAATACAAGCAGTGCAGAGGCTACTTCTGCAGTAATAACTACAGGATTACCGCTTGCATCTTCTCTTACCTCTACTGGAATTGTAGGAGGAAGATCACGATATTCTAATCCCGCCGCTTCTATGTTGGCAGCAGTTACTGCTCCTCCATCTGCAGATATAACTAATACCTCTGCTACTAAATCTTTTTCTGCTAATGTAAATACTCCATCTTGTGTTAAAGCGTCTGATAAGTTATTTACTTCTGAAGTAGTAATATTTCCATCTGCAGATAATGCATCTACAATTAAGGCTGCTTCACTTGCAGACAATCCACCTTCAGATACAAGGACTTCAACTAATGCTGTGACTTCTGAATTTGTTACTACACCATCTGCTGTAAGAGCATCTACAATTAATGCTGATTCAGTTGCTGTAATTCCACCATCTGTTAAGTTAGATGTTAAATTTGATATTTCGCTTATTGATATATTTCCATCTGCTATTAAAGCATCTAGTATTGCTGCAGCATCTGATTCTGTGACTGGTCCGCTGTTAATTAAATCTTCAACAACTGCTTGAATTTGATCTGAAGTCATATCTGCTAATTCTGTTGGAATATCTGTAGGGATATCTGTTGGAATATCTGTAGGGATATCTGTTGGAATATCTGTAGGGATATCTGTAGGGATATCTACTGGTGGATTATAAATAGGCTCATAAGTTATTCCACCAGTATTTAGGCTTGCACTTGGAGAGGGGATTGAAATTATAATTTCTGAATAATCACTTAATGGACCAGACCAGTTAGCAACTCTAATAATATATGTAGCACCTTCTGTCAAACCAGTTAATTGAATAGATTCTGGCGCTCCATCTGTATTGTATGTTCCTCCAGTATAAGGATTTGCTGCTGTTAGATCATTTGTTATAACTTGATAAAACCAAGTATTTGCTGTATATCCTGTCGGTAGTTCTGGAGCAATAATAACCGTAGTTCCTTCAATAATAGGCTCTGCAAGTATTGGAGCAGGAGTTGGAATATTATTGTTAATAGCATTAGTTAATGTTATGGTTCTTGTATTTAATGTTGTCTGTAAAGTATTTTTTGTTGATATAGCAGAGTTAACTGTATTATTTAATGATGTTATATTAATAGCATTTAATGCAGCAGTATTTGATGCATTTTGTGCAACAACTGGAGAAAGACTTTGATTAAGTTGAGTAATTGTTGCATTTGCTGCATCTACTGCTGCTTGAACAGTTGATGTATTTGGATCTATATATGGAGTAAATGATGCACCTTGACTTATTTGTCCAGCAAAACCTGATCCAGGGTTTGTATCTATAATATTAGTTACTGCACCACCAGTTGTTTGTCTATAATTAAATCTAGCACCATTTGGAATTGGACCAGTAGCAGTAACATCTGCCATCCATGCCCCATTAGTTGGATTTACATCAGCATTAAATCTAACTTGAACCATTTGTGTAGAAGCATCTCGTTGTGGATAAGGACGAAGATCCCAAGCAATATCTAAACTTGTTCCAGTGGTTGCATAAGTAATTCCTGTTCCTGTACTCCAAGTTGTCCAGTCCCATCCAGCAATAGACACAGATGGAGCATTTGGAGTTGAATAATAATTTTGTCCTTCATTTACACCAAAGGTAATTGTTGCATTTGATCCTACATAAACATTATTATATAAAGTCTGTCCCATTAATAGATTGAAGGGTAAGTTCATTCTAACTCCAGCATCATCAACGCCAGCCAAAACATTTGTGCTGGTTCCAATTGTTGCCTGTAATGCATTTACAGCATTTTGAGCATTATCAATTGCTATGTTTGCTTGGGTTAGTTCGGTTTGAGCAGTTGACTGTGATGACACTGCTTCTGACTTTGCAACTACAACTTCAGATATTGCTGTTTGAGCCTCTGTTATTTGTGTGGCTATATTATTTATAGCGGTAGTTGCAGTAATTACCGTAGTCTTTGCATCTTGAACTATCTGAGAACTTTGATCTACTGCTGTAATAGATAAATCAATATTACTAATAGTATTAATAGCAGTTTGAACATTATTTATTTCTGTATTAGCCAAAGATATTTTTGATGTTATTTCTGCCGTGACAGATTGGGCTTGGGAATATTCGGTTTGTGCTTGTGTTACCTCTACTAAGGCGTTGTTTGTGGCTGTAATCGCTTGCTGGACCTCTGTTGTAGCAGTAGAAAGGGCAGAGTTAACTGCTTGTTGAGCAGGACTTACAACAACTTGTTCTTGATTTTCTGTAGCGCCAGCATGGTCTGGTGCCATTATTCCAAAAATTGTTACGCATAAACCTACCCCAAAGGCTATTAATAGTCTTCGTTTTAGTTTACTCAATTAAGGGGCATCTCCAATGTATAACTATATTAGTAATTATACCATTTTTAATCATAAAAAAAGAGGGTAGAAATTAATCTACCCTCTAATTTTATTAAGAAATTACTTCCTTGAAAGGATTAATTTCTGTAGTGCTGCAATTTGCTTATTGATTGTTGCAATAAGTGCAACGATTGATTGCAAGATTTGAGCGTTTGTAACAGATCCAGATGCATCAACAATTGAGTATGCAACAGTCTTTGCAGAATCAGTTGATACGTATGCTGGAAGATCAACAATCATGTTGAAAGAACCAGTTGTATTGCCAACAGTGAACTTGATTACTCTTGTTCCTGCTGCATCAAATAGATCTGCAGATGTTGGAGCAGTAACTGGTGTTAGTTGACCACCTGAAATTGCTACGCCAGCACCAAGAGTTGCTCCACCGTGAACCTTAGCACCATTTACATCTGTTGCCGAGATTGTTAGAGTTGCAAGTTCTCCTGCTTTATATTCTTTTTTATCAAGAGATGCTGTGTACTTATTTACACCACTAGCACATGCTGCAACAAAATCATTTGAGTAGATTACTGTTGCATCTGAGTGTGTGAATTGTAAACGTACAGTTGCAGATCCTGAAGTTGAAGCACATGTCCATCCGCCAGTTGCAACAGCAGTAGCAGAAGATGCTCCACCTACTGATAATGCAGTAACTTGTGATGTGTACTTGGTTGTATCAGCAGTTGGAGTAACTCCAGATAACTGATTACCAGAAGAATCCTTGACAACAAAGTCATAGGTTCCAGTACGTGCTCCGCCTGCCTGTGCAATGTCAACACCTGTTACAGAAATTGTTGCTGCACGGCCTGTGAATGTAATTGTTTTTGTAGAAAAAGTAACGCCATTGTATGAAACTGTAATAGTTGTTACTACTGGCTTGTTTTCGTTAGCAGTACCCTGCTTAACATAAAGAACTCCGCCAGTTCCTGTTTTTACTGCAAATGAAGCCTGAACAGATGGAGTTGCATCCCATGAAACAATTGCGCCATTGGTTGCATTTGCTTGCAATACACCATTTGTTGCCACTGTCTGTGCCCAGCCATCTCGTGCCAAAACATTTACATATCCTGTACCACCATTAACAACAGTTGTTGAATCTGCAACATCTGATGAAGAGGTAAGTGTTCCTTGTGTTGATGTATCTTGTACACGACCCAAAGAATCTGCTACAGAAAAGATATCTGTCTTTGCAGTTGTTCCTGCATAAATTGTTTTAATGTCAATTACAGAAGTAGTTGATCCAACCTTCTTCTTTTGTGTAATTGTAACTGTACCTGCTCCAGTAACGTTAACCAAGACTGGTGAAGGTAAATTTACTGCAGTTGATGTTGCTGCTGTAAAAGTAAATGTCTTACCAAGATTGGTAAGTGCTAGAGTTGCTGCGTTGCTACCCGCTGCTGTATAAGCACCGAAAATAGCAGGTCCAGCAATTTCTAAAGATACATTATCTTCTGCTGTTGAAGCAAGGGTGTCAGATGTTGTTAATGCAATAACTGAATTAACACCAGCCTCTGCCTTGTCAGCATCAGATGATAATACGGTTACACCACGAGCACCATTAGCAAGAGTAGAAGATAGTTCATATCCACCACTAACTGCTGCTGACGCTTGAGGAACTGCAACCAAAAATGTGCTTGCTACGGCTGCAGCCATAACTAAAGCGACTTTTTTAAATGAATTCATTATTCTCCTCGTTAGTTTTATATTATATTTAATCTGTCAAGAAAATCTCTAACATCGCTAGGCATTTCCTTGTTGTCTAATTCTACCATAGCCCTCTGCTTCTCTGCAAGTCGCGTAGAGGTAGACCAAGTATGAATCTCAATCTCATGGTTAGAATCTTTAGGTGTATGTGATATTGCTCCAAAAACAGCGCCACATACAGCATCTGCTAGGTCCTTAGATTTTTTACGTGGATGGTCAACTCTAGTATTTTTCATAATTTTGAGTTCTGACATTTCTTCCAGTAATAAAGGAATTCTTGGTATTGCAACTCTTTCTTCATATATCATCATTGCTAAATCTTCATAGTGTTTTTTGGCAACAGAAACGGTGTCGGTTTTTATACCTACTGCTTTTAACTCTTGTTGAATATCAAATGATTGCCAACGATCAAATGAAACAACTCCAATATTAAATCCTTGTCTGCGTAAATTAATTATCCATTGCTTTACTTCTGATAAATTAACTGGACCTTCTGCTTTTGGTTCCCACCAAGCAACTGCATCAACAATAACCATTGGTGCTACCTGTTGATAATCTTTAATAACTTGAATGTTTACCCACTTATCTACGTGAGCAATTGCTACAGCACACTTGTCATGTTTTTGTGCAAGGTCAGCATGAATGTAATATATTTTTTCTGGATCAGGTTTAAACGATTCATCAAACCTTTTAAAATTATCAACTGGGTTTCTCAATGTCATACATTTCTCTAACTTATCTTTTTGTTTAAAAAATGCATCTGATGCAAATGTTGGTGTGCATGCAAAACGCATCATAGCATCGCCAAGGTCTGTGTAAAATGCTAACTTAAAATCATCTATTTTCCTAGTAGGGTTTACATCCCATGTTGTTTTTTTAAGTGCTAAAACTTTTGGAACTTTATACGAAAGTATTGTGTCTTCTTCCCATGAAATTTCAAATTGATTATTTGGATCATCATGTGGCAAGTCTTCATTCATAATAAAAAGGTGTTTCTTTTCAATAGTTTCTTTTTCTGCAATAACATCTTCATATCTTTTAGAAATAAAGTCACCCTGATAACGAGGGAATGAAAGTAATACTACTTTACCTAAATCTGGAAAACGTGAGTCTACAGATCCACGAAATGCTTTATAAATATTTTCTGCAGTCTTTCCTTGCTCATTACCAGTTCCAACCTCAGATGCAAAACCAGAAATTTCATCAAGGACTGCAAGTAATAAATTTAAACCCTCATGAGATTCTCTTTCTGAGTGTCCAGAGTAAACGGTAATTGATTTGTCAAACTCAACGCTATCGGCTTTTGCGTTATACTTTCCTGCAAACCATGGTGATTTCTCTATCTTAGTTTTAAATCCTTTAAAGAATACGTTCTTTGCTTGTTGTGCGTTAATGGCTACGTTGATACAAAGTCTTTTCCAGATCCTTTTCCAAGTTGTAAAATAATTTCATTTTTAGTATATTTATCATAATACTGAGCACCAGCAACGGATCCAAACATTTCTTGTAACTCTTCTTTACGATAAATTTGACTCATTGCTTCTACAATTTCATATTGTATTAAAGATAATTCTGGCTGGCCAAGATAATCCGCAGATTCAACAAATGTTTTTGCGTCTACTGGAATTTCCTCAAATTGATTTTCTTTTAAAACTTCTAAAAAATCATTAAACATCTTGGACAATTGTAATTACCTCTCCCTCTTTAGCAATCTGAGAAAGTCTTCTCATAATTAAATCACGAACCTCTGGATGGGTTGAGGCAATGTCTCTTAATATTTCAACAAGAACTTCTTGTCGTCTTTCAATTTCAACCATTTCTTCTGCAAGTTCTTTATTTTCTAAAAGTCCTGCTTTCTGTAACATTTCAATTCTAGATTTTTCAATATCCATTACTAACTTAATTGCCTGAGTCTTTGCACTAAGATTATTAGTCATACTTGATTCATCAATTACCTCATAGGCTTTTGTAATAAGTTTAGTATAGTGAGTGTCTGCTCCAGCAAGTGCTTCTTTAGCACGAGCACGAATTGCATCATTTGCAGATGCCATAACTTTCCACTCATTGATTAATGAAACAACACGAGTACGTGGAATATCTAATTCTTTAGAAATTTTTGTTGGATCTTGGCCTTTAAGATATTCTGTAACTACTTTATTAACTTCATCAAGATGCTCAATTAGTTCTGTTTCAGTTGACATTTTTTTCCTTTGCTATTTTTAACAAAACTAAATATCCTATTAAATCATCAATATCGTTGTCTCCAGGATAATCTGTGCCTTTCATAAGACGACTTAGTTTGTCATCAATTCTAACCTTAAGTTGTTCTGCTGGATCTGACTTGCTAAAAATTCTTACAGGATCAAGAGCAGAATCACCATATGCTATATTTTTTTCTATAAGCATTTGCGCTATAGAATGACATGCCTGCCAAATTGCGTTACCAGATGGCGCTCCAATTGATTGTAGATAAAGATCATTACACTTAAAATCTTTAACATCTTTATATACTGGTTTTAGTTTCATTTATATTCCTCTGTTTGCCATGCAATATAATTTGGTCCAAAAACTTTTTCTTTTTTACCCGCTCTATAATGTTTAATTGATTGACCGTGTATTTTTTTTGCTTCTTCGTTTTTATACAACATAAAATTATCTTTATTAATTTCTTCAGAGGTAATTGTTTGAATTATAGAATCTGTAAAAATAATATATCCAACTTCATTTGTAACATAATCAATAATGTTGTTATAATTATTTTTTTCATAGTGTTTTATTTTTATATTATTTATAATATTTTTTAAAAAAATACTATTTGCTTCTGACGCGAAAATCATTTGTGAATATCCTGAACCGTTTGGCTCTTCAGATGCAACAAAGTCATAACTTAAATCAAAAAAATGCCCTATTGGTTCTTTGCATAAAATATCTAAATCTGCATATAGCCCTCCATTTATATAAAGACACAGATATCTCCAAAGATCTGCTCTTGATATGTTTGTTTTATAAGAATTATAAATATCAAACCACTCTTTTCCAAAATTATTTAAAACAAACTCTGCTCTTTCTTTTCCAGATACATACTTATATTCCCAATCTGGATTTTTTTCTTGCCAAGAATTAGCACACCCTAACGCTAGCGGAGGTAAGTCTTTGTATTCTGACTCATATGTTTGCCAAATAATTTTAGGTATCATCGTTTTGATTTCCTAAATCCAAATTTTGCAAGGTATACGTAGATAGTTTCAACACTAGTTCCACACTCCTTAGCAATGTCTTGTGGAGACTTTTTGTCTATAACAAACCTTTTACGGAGCCAAGCCTCGCTTGTATATAGTTTAGCAGCCATAGTATTATTTGTCAACTTCTGTCT